CCAGGAACGAGAGCTTTAGCAAAAAGGTTGTATCTCCGAGATATGGGAGAAAAAGGCTTCATTATACAGACTGCCTCAAAGAGGAAAAAGAGTCAGTCCGGTTCCGAGTCAGAAAGATTTCTAGTTGATGGCGTAGAAGTAGGGCATAGTCAACAGTTGGCCCTTATTTCAGGTGATTTTGATAAGTTTACTAAATCCTTAATGATGGCTAGTTGGGCAGTTGAACATTGTTCATTGATTAATCAGCAAATTAGACCTGGTTATGTTTTAGGATATAAACAGGGATTTATGGATGTAATTCTTGCTACCCTCCGATTACCTAAATGGAGATTGTTGTGTTTTGAAATATCCCCTATGGTTCGAGATATTACTCCTGATCAGTTTTTTTCTGATGTCAAACCTAACCCTTTCGTTAGACAGATCTGCAAGTTAGCTGCTGTTGATAGTCGAGTTAATATTGATTACTACTCTAAATGGGTAGACTCGTCTTACATCAGCACATCTCCTACCTTCGCTGGTATGGTTAATCTTGTTGATAAATTGTCTCAACCTGCTGTCGTTTGGGCTACTGATCCTCGTGTTATAAAAGTATGTATTGCTGAATTAATGAAAAAGATTTTTAAAGATTATACCCCGCAACGGTTTCGCTGGGATTCAGCTACAATACATTCTATTAATTATCACGCCGCTAGTGGTATAGGGTTCCCTTTTTGTCCTAATTTACCTCAAGGATCAAAGAAAAAAGATGTTATTCTAAAGGCTATGCAAATAGTTGCTAGATTGTGTGAACGTCTTGCAGATGGCGCACAAATATTTGCCCTAATTAATGCTGGGCTTTTTAAGGCATTGTTTAAACCTGAAACCAAAACTTTCAAAGATGAGAAAGGGAAAATTCGTCATATCACACAACTTGATATGGTCGCTGAATTGATAATGGATCTCATGGATAGATTTGTTATGACTCATTTGCAAACCCTCCCTTGGTATTCTCCTGGGATGTCTGTTTATTCTTCCTTTATACCTAATGTTCTTCTTGCTTTAGGCCATAGAATTTATAAAACTTACCTTCCTCAATTTCAAAATCCTAAGTTTGAGGAGGCTTTTCCTGGAGAAAAAATTCATTATATTTGTTTAGATCAATCTACACAAGATGGCCGATTTATAAAAGCTACTTTGGAACTTACTTATAGGCTCAGAACTTATGGGCATGATTTTACCAAAATGACTCAACAAGATTTAAATGTTTTTATGCAACTTCAACTTCATGCAGATGTTACTACTTTTCATAAAATGATTCAATGGTTTAATGGTTCTTACTATAATCAGTTACAAAGCAATAGCAGCGGTGACAAATTTACCACTGTTGCTAATTGTGTGGAGCAGGAGTTTGTCCTAAGGGTGGCCATAACTACAATAATAATAGAAAAAATGCCTGATGTTAAACAGCCCTGGATTATTGCTCAATCTATCCCTATAATAATTTGTGGTGACAACTCTGTTTTGAAAGTTCCTGACAAGTATTTGCACCTTTTTTGTTCGTCTGAAGAAGATTATCCTGATATCCTTGATCTCCATTTGTCAAAGATAGGTATTAAACTCAAACGCGATGAGACCTTTCTTTGTCGTTGGTCTTGGGCTCATCAAGATAAAATTTTTTTCTACTATTCAAAATGATAAAGTTATACAAAAAGGTGTCATCTACCTACAACGGCGATTTGTCAAAGTTGGACCCAATAATGAGTTACTTCCTGCTGATCACCCTAACCCTTTTAAGTTTGGTTCTTGGAGACACCATCGCTCTGCCTTCGTCAAAGTAAATAATCACGATTTTAATTGGGAACATCCCTCTAAGCAAGTGTCTGTCGCTTTGTTTCAAAAAGCTTTCTCTTTGCTTTTTGACGTTGGCTATAATCGCATAGCTCATAATTTCCTTCGAGCTGTCCTCAGACGACTAGTTGTCACTTATCCCTGTATCTTTGAATGGGCGACCTCTTTTTGTGACTTTGCTGAATTAAAGATCAAAGTTGATGTTCAGTCTCATTGGATGAAAAGAGTTTTAGAAGAAGATTCCTTTGACTTTGTCACGTCTCAAATGTGTCCCTCTATCGCTAGTGCTCAATTGCGAGTTCCTGTTTTTCGTAACCCTCACTTTCAGAAATAATAAATAAATATTGCACAACCTTGTATACTCGGTTGTGCAATATTTATTTATTATTTCTGAAAGTGAGGGTTACGAAAAACAGGAACTCGCAATTGAGCAC